TCTCAAGGGCTAGGGGGGGTAAGGGACGGAGCATGTTACCCTAAAACAAATATAGTTTATTTTATTTTTTTTTTTATTTTTTATTTTTTTGGTTTTACTTTTCTGCTTCTATGGTATCCTTAGATGAATATAGTAAAGTCCCCAAACCCTAATTATAAAGGATCTGGGGACAAGAGCTAGGAATCTTTAAGTATGTTCAGCAAAGGTACAAAATCTTATTCATAAGTCCAAATGTATTACATAACATTTTTGTTACAATAAGTTTTTTACTTTTTTCTTGGTTATTGGTTTTTATTTATCTATATTTGTCACAAGAGAGCGTGAGGGATCTCAAAGTACTTATCACTTTCAAAATTCCTCCTTAGCTTTCAGATAGGACATAAATGACTTCATGGAGTAACCTTGGTGTCTGTACGTATCATCGTCGAGGGAAACAGACTTTAAGATATTCCACTAGGAGCTGAAAGGTGGATAACCGCCCATTGTTTGCTACATGAAGCCACCCCAAGGCTACGGGGGAAAAGCGAGAAAATCGCAGGTAGCTCCTATTCTGATAGTTTAAGGAATGGTAATATGAGAGAAGCATAAGGAATTAGGGAGAAATATGCTTATTTGGTTATAATTGATAAGTTGTTTTATATTGTGTAGTTTTTGTGTGTATTTCATGGGTAATGTCAGGTTGTGAGGACTTAAGGGTTGAATTAGTGTTTAATTAAGCGTTAGGGGTTGAATTTCTTCTTGTCATTTCTTTGTTTTTTACGTTTTTGCATTCAGGATATACGTCATTGATAACGCCCACAATCTGACAAAACACTATCATGCTGAGAAGTATGATAGTGTTTTTGTTATTAGCTCTGTATTTATATGTTTTATAATTATATTTGTGGTGTATATATTATAAAGGTATGAGTAACTGGAATGATTTGTCTATAAGAGAAAGGGCTGATCTTATTAGAATGTATATGGATGGAGGAGTAATGTCTATCCCTCAGATGAGGGAGCACTACAACTCATTTGATAAGGGAGGGTATAAGCCATCTCAGTCTATTAAGGACTACATTAAAAAGACTGAGGCATTCAGATCTAATTGGTATCTTGATGGGAATGGAATGCCTACTGTAGGGTATGGATTTACTGGGGAATATTATAAGAATAAGTATCCCAATGGCATGACTAGAGAGCAGGCTGACAAGGAGTTTGACAGGGTACTTGATAAGTTTGCTGGAATGGTTAAGACACATACTCCAAACTATGATTCTTTATCTCAGAATCAAAAGGATGCCTTGCTTTCTTATATGTATAATGTGGGACCTGGGAATTACACTACCAAGTCTCCGAAATTTCAGCAGGCTCTTAAAGACAAGGATTGGAATGCCGTAGCTTCTCATATGGATATAGGGTATAATGATAAGAGGAATCCAGGACTTAGAAAGAGAAGAGATTACGAGAGAGGGCTGTTCTTATCTTCCGATGCCACTCAATATTCATCTTCATCTCCTTTTCCTAATTACTATGATCAGGTGAAAGTGGCATCTAAATTAAGTCTCAACCCTGAGGAATACTCATCTGCTCCTATAGGGATGCCGTCTATATATTATGCCGAATCTTCTCCCTACGAGGATATTGATTTCTCCTCTCCTTTGCTGCCCTTTATTCCAAGTACTCAGGAAACTAAGATAGACTTAATCCCTGGAAAAAGAAGAAGAGCCACTGCCAAACATTTTGTTCCTGAAGTTCCATCTAATGATGAGATAATTAGGGATTTGTTTGAGGCGTTAGGTAATGAGTATGATGTCACTTTATAACTATATTCTTTGTTTTTTAAAATATTTTTGTTAACATTGCACAAACTAATAAACTTATAAAATCATGAGTAACTCTACAATGTCTTTTAAGGAAGGATTTCTGTCATTTTACCTTCCTGGAATTCTTGTGTTCATTGGCTTTGTTGCCGCAGGAACATGCATCTCCACAGGTCCTTTTATACCTGTAGGGCTTTCTGGAATAGTTGCACTGGCTTCGCTAGTTTGTATTGCTGTGCTTCTTATAAAGAGGCATAATACCATTCAAGATCTCAAGTGCTCTATGGAAGCGAATGAGCATAGGATTGAGAGCATTGTTAAGAAAAACAATAGTGAGTTAGCCAGAAAAGATGGTATCATATCAGAGTTTAAAGAGACTGTGATGGCTCTTCAGAATAGGATAGGCGAGCTTGAACACGAGATTGCCTCTGAAAAAGCTGCCAAGAAAGTAGAGGAAGAGACCAAGAAAGAGGCTGTTGAAGAGGAACCTAAACCGGTAAAGAAAACTACAAAGAAGCAGAAATAGCTTCAACTGAGGTATGGTGTAATGGCAACACTACAGATTTTGGTTCTGTCATTTTAGGTTCGAGTCCTGATACCTCAACTATAAGCCTCTTTAGCTCAGCTGATAGAGCAACTGATTTGTACTCAGTAGGTCGTGGGTTTGATCCCTACAAGAGGCTCAAATATTGTTTTGGTGATGAAAGAGAAGGATACAGTTGTTGATGTGCTTGTCTGTAGGACAATGAGGGAGGTGGTTAATGCCATCAACTCAAATAGTTTGACCAAAGAAAATATAATACAGGTCATTAAGGGTAATTCAGAATGGTATCTATTATATCAGAGAAATGCCTAGCTACGAATTAAAAGTGGAGCTTAACTCCAATCCAGATTATGACAACGAGCCTGTGTATTATTGCAGGAGATGCCTTTCGTTGGCTATAAAGACAGTTGGCCAGTTTGATTACTGTGATGACTGTAGTTGTACAGACATAGGTGTCACTGACATCTACACTTGGCAAAAGATGTATAAGGAGAAATACGGTAAAGAATTTTAAAATTTAAGCAATGGAAGAGCAGAAAAACACAGAGAAAAGGTCCTATGAGGATCTTGAAAAGGAAAACATCATTCTTTCTAAAAGATTGAATGATGCCTATTTAAGGCTTAACAGCATTGATATGGCAGCGACAAGACTTGATTTCTTGTTTAGGGTAGTCGATAAATATGCTGTTTTTGACCCTGACTTTGTAGGAATGTGTACCTCAGAGATTCAGAAAATACTTTTTGGGAAAGAAGAAGACACATCAAAAACAGACAAGAAGTGATGACTCCTGAAGTGAACATAGATAACTTGATTCCTCTTCAGACATCACTGGATGATTTTTTCAGGTTGTGGCTAAAATGCATCAAGTTTCTGCATAATCTGACAGAGAGAGAGCAAGATGTTATAGCTGCGTTTTTGAGGAATCGGTATTACTTATCTACAAAGATAAGTGACCAGAAAATCCTTAATCAGGTCTTATTTTCTGAGCAGACCAAAAAGAAGATAATGGCGGAGACTAATCTTTCAGTCGCACATTTTCAGGTTATAATGGTGAAACTCAGAAAGGCTGGTGTGATTAAAGGTAATGAGTTAAATTCGAAGATTATTCCGACTATTAAACCTGGAGCAAAGGATTTTAAACTACTTCTTTTCTTTGAGATTAACGATGCTGGTAAAGAGTCTGTATAAGGATGTAGCCAAGGATTTAGGTATCTCAAAAGAGCGGGTACAGATGTTGTATTCAGCATATTGGAACTGTATAAAAGAGGGTTTAAAAGCTCTTGATATTCATGACAATATGGGAATTGAGGACTTTACTGGAAACAGGTACGGATACTATGTGGCCAAAATAGGGAGATTGTATTGTGACTATAGGACCTATAAGGCTAAAAATAGAAGACTGAATGAACTAAAAGAGAGAAAAAATGCTGAAAATAACAAAAGTGAAACCGATGTTTAATAACATCATTACTACAGCTGACAAGTATGAGGATGACTACAGGACTGGTGGTATTATTGACCCGACGAAGTCAAGGGGCTCACTCAAGGAATACCAGACAGTTGTTGCTGTAGGTAGCATGGTTAAGAACATTGAACCTGGTGATAAGGTTATGATTGACCCTAAAAGGTATGCTGTGATGAAGCATCAGGAAGGATCTCTCAAGGATGGTGTGATTACTGATAATCCTGTTATTGGATATAACTTCAAAACAGTTGAGATCAATGGTGTCACACACCTCATTCTTGTAGACGCTGATGTGAGGTATGTCTTTGAGGGAGATGAGCTTCCAGATGAACCAGAGTCAATGGTTCAGGTAATCAAGAATGAGATACTGCCTACCACATAATGCATCTGATTGAGTTTAGAGATTATACCATTGTTCCGTCTCCTGAAATAATGCTGCTAAGGCCTTTCAGGAGACTTTGGAACAATGACAGGAGTGAGAGAAAGGAGAAGTTTCTTCAACAAGTCTCTTACTGTTATTTCATGGTTGATCCAAGAAGTACTTATAGTTATATTACTGACTTGAATGAAAGGGCAAAAGAGATAATAAAGCAAGAGGGTCTTCCAAGCAACTTCACTCCTTCTGAGTTTCTTCAAGAGGCTATGGAGGTGTATAAGAAGCATTGTGAGACTACATCAGCCCTCCTTCTTGAGGATGTGAGAAACACTATAGATAAAATAAGAAAGGAGCTTAGAGACTTTAATCTCTCTTCCTTAGAGGATAAAGACAAGGTGAACTCATTAAAGACAATTACCTCTATTGTGTCTATGATACCTAAATTGGTCCAAGACCTGAGTACTGCCGAGAAGAAAGTCACTCAGGAGCTCAATGAGTCTGGAAGAGCTAGAGGCAGCAATGAGAAAACAATATTTGATGACGGATTTGGAGGATTCTAGTATGGATGCGATTAATGATATTGTCGATAGTATTGAGAAGGTGATTAAGGCAACTAATCCTCATTTGAAAGGCAGACTAATCAACGTCTTGGATATTGATAGTGACACCACTTTTAAAGTGATGAAGAAGGTGAAGGATACCGTCTATTATTATAATCCAGAGGCTAAAAAGAAGATTCCTTGCCTGACAGTCCAAGAGGTTATGAGGATTCCTTCTGGTGAGACAGACGCTATGATGCGAGAGTTTTCAAAGAGGTTTCTAGTTACTGCATTTATGTGGACATCATCTCAGATTTATAATGATTTGATAAATGGAAAGTTTGAGTCTGAATCCCCTGCAAACTCGGTTTGAGGATTTAAATCTTGACAACCAACCAAAAGAGGTGCAGGAACAATTCCTTGATTTCTTTAATAATGTTCCACTTATAAGGTCTTTAGTTTCTCCTGAAAGAAAGAGGGCTAAAGACCTTGAACGTGATAATGAAGGTAAGATTATAGTGGATATCACCCATCCTCATATACTTGAGGATATGCAGTACTTCAGGCCTGCGGCAAGACACTATGAGACTACTGGAAGATACACGGATCTCAGACCAAATCCAAACCCAAACTCTGAGTTCGGAAAATGGATTAGGGAGGAGACTAGAAGATGCTGGGAAGGATATGTGAGAGAATCTGATGGAGAATGGATTCCTGGAGACCTTTATTTCTTTTGGAACTACACACCAATGTCAATATCAAAGAGGGTAGAGGGGAAAAAGAAATCACAGCGTGTTATAGGCTTTCCTTCTATATGGGAGGGACACTACCTTAAGGCTCATTATCTTGAACAAGCAAGAGATAATGGTAAGATGGCTGTTGAGCTTGCCTCGCGCCAGAAGGGTAAATCGTTTTACGGTGCCGCAATGCTTGCCAAGAGGTTTATTCTTGGAGAATCAAAGGATGTCACTGAAAGAGTTGTGTCTTATATCACGGCTACTGACAAGTCCAAGTTATCTAATGGAGACCAGACTCTAGACAAGTTTCAGTATGACATTGACTTCATAGCCCAACATATGCAGTGGCCAGCAAGAAGGCTATTCAACTCTCTTTCTGACTTCAACTGGCAAATGGGGTACAAAGATCTTGATTCTGGAACCAATAGGGGCACATTGAACTCTGTGGTTGGCAAGTCTTCACAGAAAGATACGGCTTCTTTGATTGGATCCAGAGGTGTTCTCTATCTCTTTGAGGAGGCTGGTTATTTCTCAAATCTTTTAGGGCTTTGGAATAACCTTCTTCCTTCAGTCATGGACAATGATGATGTATATGGAATGCTTTATGGATATGGCACATCTGGAGATGATGAGAGTGACTTTTCAGCTCTTCAGGAAATAATGTACAATCCCGAAGGATATAAAGCCTATGGTGTTGAAAACGTATATGACAAAGAGGGACTAGGAAAGAAGCTCTTTACTTACTTTTTTCCTGGTTATCTTAATCTTGCTGGATGTTACGATGAAAATGGAAACTCTGATGTTACCAAAGCCCTTCTGACTATCCTCCTTGACAGATATAAGGTTAAGTACAACTCCTCTGATCCAGCTACCATTGCCAAGAAGATAGCCCATATTCCAATTACTCCTCAAGAGGCTATTCTTAGGGTAAAAGGCTCCATATTCCCCACTGTGGATATAACAGAGAGAATAAACCAGTTGGACAATGATACCAGAGTATATGATGATGTCTATATAGGAGATTTGGTATTTAATAGCTCTGGTCAAGTGGAGTTTGTGCCTACTGACGATATGCCAATAAGAGACTTTCCTTTGAAAGATAATAAGGCTGCTGGGGCTATAGAGATATACTCAATGCCTAAGAAGGACTCAACTGGTAAGGTTCCAGCTGGAAGATATATAGTTGGTCATGACCCTGTTGATGATGATGAGAGTAATACAATGTCTCTCACGTCAACATTTGTATTGGATTTGTTTACTGATGAGATTGTATGTGAGTGGACTGGAAGACTCCAGTATGCTGATGATAACTTTGAGAGGCTGAGAAAGATATGCCTATTCTACAATGCTAAATGTATGTATGAGCAGAATAAGAAGGGAGCATTCGCATACTTTTCAATGATGAACAGTCTATATCTTTTGGCTGATACTCCTGAATATCTTAAGGACAAGATGATTATAAAGGAAATCGGATACGGAAATCGTGCAAAAGGAATTAACGCTACTCAACCTGTTAACAAGTATGCTGATAAGCTTACCCAGCAGTGGCTTCTTAAAAGAGCCACGGTCACTAAGGAGATTGATGGCAATGAGACAGAAGTGGAGGTTCCTCAACTGTACAAGTTAAAGAACAGGGCATTTCTAAAGGAGTGCCTGCTATATAGTCCTGATGTTAATGTTGACCGTGTAAGGGCTTTTGGAATGCTGATGCTGTATAGAGAGGAGTTCATGATATTATATGGTGGAGATGTAGCTTCTGGGCAGGAGGCTCCATCAGATTATCTTGGAAAAGACAAGTTCTTTACCGTCAACTATGACGATAAGAAAGCATTATACAATAACATGCCTGATTATGTCAAAAGAGCTTTTAATATACAATAGTTATTGTATGTTGTATATTATTAATAGGGTTATTATGCTTGTAACTGATGATTTTATTCCTCAAATTTGTAATTGAGTATAATTAAGATTATATGAGAAGTTTTGAAAGGTTCCCAAGACAGCAACTTCGCATGAGCCAGAAGACAAAGGCTTGGAGGAAGAAGCATCTTGATTGGGCAAATACAAAGACCTTTTTTAACAGCAGCCCTGTTAGAAAGTCTGTAGTGCATAAGAAGATCAACTATGACCTTCTTAATGGCAGGCTGCATATGGAGGATGTTGCCGCTATCATCAATCCTGAGAGCATAACATCTGGTTTTATTCCAGACAAGATTCAGCATTATCCAATAATGAACTCAAAGCTTGATGTTCTTCGTGGGGAAGAGCTTAGGAGGCCTTTTGAGTGGAGAGCCATAATAACCAATCCAAATGCTGTATCTGAGATTGAGGAGAATAAAGTAGCGGAAGCAAAAAAGAAGCTCATAAGCCTTGTTCAGGATAAAAACCTGTCTGATGAACAATATAAAGAAGAGATAGAGAAACTGAATATATATCTTAAGTTCAACTGGCAGGACTCTAGAGAGGTTGTCTGTAACGAGGTTCTTAGGCACTACATCAAAGAGTATAATATGCCTCTGATGTTTAATCAGGGATTTCAAGATGCTGAGGCTGTTGGAGAGGAGATATATATGTGTGATATAGTTGGTGGAGAGCCTACTATAGAAAGACTGAATCCTCTTAAACTCAGAGTATTCAAATCTGGATTCTCTAATAAGATTGAGGATGCTGATGTCATCATATATGAAGATTACTGGTCTCCTGGAAAAGTTGTCGATGTCTTCTATGACCAGTTGTCTCCTAAAGATATAAAGTATCTTGATGAGCTTCCTGATTTGGTGGGCCAGAATTATTCTGACAAGATGGATAATATTGATGAGAGGTATGGGTTCATCAATATGAATATGATGTCAGATGAGATACATTCTGACGGATTCTTCTCTGATTACTCTAATCTCTTCAATGAGACTCCAAACACTACTCTTCTTCCTTATGACCTTGCTGGTAATGTGAGGGTACTTAGAATGTTCTGGAAGTCAAGAAGACTTATCAAGAAAATCAAGTACTATGACGAGAATGGTGAGGAGCAGTTTAAGCTTAGGGATGAGAACTACATTTGCATAAAAGAGAAAGGTGAGGAAGAAACCTCATTATGGGTTAACCAAGCTTGGGAAGCCACTCTCATTGGTGAGGATATATATATAGGTATGAGGCCTAGGGTAGTTCAATACTCTTCTCTTTCTAATCCTTCTAAGTGTCATTTTGGCATCATAGGGTCAATATACAACATGAATGAGTCCCGTCCTTTCTCTCTTGTGGACAGGATGAAACAGTATAATTATCTGTATGACGCCATTCATGACAGGCTTAATAAGATGATGGCCAGAAACTGGGGAAAGATAATACAACTTGACTTAGCCAAAGTTCCTAAAGATTGGAATGTTGAGAAGTGGATGTACTTTGCCAAGACTTCTGGCATAGCTGTTACGGACTCATTTAAAGAAGGAGAATACGGTAAAGCTAGAAACCTCATCGCTGGAAGCCTTAACAATGCCCAGTCAGGAGTCATAGATGCCGATTGGGGAAATAATATACAGCAGTATATTAATATTCTTGAGTATATTAAGGCTGAGATGGGAGAGATAACTGGCATCAACAAACAAAGAGAAGGTCAGGTATCTAATAGAGAGACTGTTGGAGGAGTTGAGAGGGCTACACTTCAATCCTCACATATTACAGAGTGGCTGTTCGCTGTTCATGATGATGTTAAGAAAAGGGCTCTTGAATGTTTCTATGAGACCGCTAAAGTGGCTTTTGAGGGAAGGTCAAAGAAATTTGAGTATATAACATCTGATTATTCAAGAAAGGTTCTTGAGGTTGACGGTTCTATGCTTGCTGAATGCGACTGTGGAATTGTCCTCGATAATGGTAATGGAACAGCTGAGATGAAGCAAAAGCTTGATATGCTTGCCCAAGCTGCCCTTCAAAACCAGACACTTAAGTTTGGAACAATCATGAAGATTTACTCATCAGCTTCTCTTGCTGAAAAGCAAAGAATGATTGAAGAGGATGAGAGACAGACTCAGGAACAAGCCCAACAAGCCCAGCAGCAGCAACTTCAGCAGCAGCAACAAATTGCTCAAATGCAAGAGCAGACAAAGCTTCAGCAGATTGAGGCCCAAGAGAGACAGCACAAAGAGGATAATGAGACCAAGATTCTTGTGGCTGAAATCAACTCCAGGGCAGAGGAGCAAAGGTTTGCCATAAAATATGGTGAGGATGATGGTATAGAGGAAATCAGTGCTGACAAGAAAGCTGAGCTTGAGGAGAAAATAAGAGAGTTTGACAAGAAGTTGGAACTCGATAGGGAAAAGCTTAAGATAGAAAGAGCTAAGTTAAACAAGCAAAATAAATCATAGTATATGCCTCACGTTCTTCATACAATATGGTTAGATAGCCATGCCCCAACAAATAAGGATACTTTGTGGATAAAGCCTATAAAGAAAGATTACTTTGGCATATATGTCTATGGCTCAAATGGATGGACTCTCACAACCGCTCTCTTTAAAGGCACTATGGGAGAGTTTGTCATTGATCATCTTCCAGAGGCGACACATGAGACTAATGGAGTGATGTCATTTCAAGACAAGAGGGACTTAGACCATATAAAAGAAAGTATGGACATCATAAGTTCCTTAGCTGACTTGCTCAACAAGATAGATACTGTGCCAACAGAGGGAAGTGAGAGCTTTATCACGTCTGGAGGAGTATATGATGCGCTTGTCGGTAAAGTAGATGCTGTTGAGGGTAAAGGACTTTCAACAGAGGATTTTACTACGGAGCTTAAAGAAAAACTTGATAATATCCCCTCTGAGATTGAGATTCCGAGCAATGTTGCCTACTTAGGTGACATATTCAATGGATAGCTTTTAGTAAGCTTATAAGAGTCAATAGTAAGTGTTTGAGTATGATAAGACCTTCTAGAGAACTAGTAGATGCTGTAGCCAAACAGTTGTCAGAAACAGCTGTCAGGGATACTGATTTAAAAGAGACAGATGAGTTTAAAGACGGGGATAGCATTGCCATAGTTCAAGATGGGACAAATAAAAGAATTCTGGCTTCTCCTCTTGTTGACTACATTAAAAAGAATATCAATCTTGATGATATTGCGGAAGACTTAGAAAGAAAAATAGAGGATCTCAAAGTTCAAGTTGGAGATACTGAGTATTGGGACTCTATTCAATACATACCAAAAGAAGGCCAGATTATAGTATATACTGACAAAGAGTCCAAGGAGATAGATGGAGAAACAGTTTATTTTCCTGGAATAAAAATAGGTTCAGGACATGCCTATGTTCAAGATTTAGCTTTTATAGGAGATGATATAGCGAGTGACTTGCTCACTCATATAAACGATACTGACATGCATGTATCAGAGCAAGACAGGAGTCTTTGGAATAACAAGTTAAATGTGATAGACTTCGCTGAAGTGAATAATGGTGTTTTGATTTTTAATCGTAATTGAGTTAGAATATGGCTGAGACTTACATAGACCAGATTAAATTTCCTTCAGGTAATATTTATCCTATTAGAGACTCTGGAGCCAGAGAGCTGATAGCAGCTTTGGAGGCATCTACGGCTGTTCTTGGGATGAGTGTCACAGAGCTTACTGACGGGGCTACCACAAACCCTATTACAGTAAGGAAGGGAGGAGAGACTAAGGAAGTAACTGCCGTAAATGGTAATATGGCTTTCTATGATAAGAAAGAATTCATATATGATGGTGCAGCTTGGATTGAGTTTGGAGACTTATCGACACTTGGACAGCTAGCGTATAAAGATTCTGTTATCTTGAATAAAGGTACGGGGGTGACTGTTTTGGGAAAAGGAACGACTTTTACTAACTCTTCCTCAGAAGTCACTTTCTCTGGCACTTCTAAGAAAGACGTTCTAGGAACAGACACTACATTTAGTGTGACTCAGCCTACTATATCAGTTACTCCTGCTACTACAAATATCAAGGCTACAGCTACAGGTGCTGCTGTAGGGGCTAGTGCTACTGACACTTTTGTGAAGTCTTATCCAGGAGCAACAAGTAAACTTGTTACAACTTCAATTCCTAATGTGACAGGCAATACGGCAGTTACAGCCAATAAGTCTAACTGGGGATTCAATATGGGTACTGGGAATGAGGCTACTACACTTGTCATATCTGGAGGAAACGGGTCTGATGTCACAGCTACTAACACTACTCTTGGAACAGCTATTACAGCTGCTACTGGTGGACTTGCTTCTAATGGCGGTGGTTCTTCTGTTATGACTGGTCTCGGAACAGCCACAACTGGGTCAGCTGTGACTGGAGTGCAGATGACAGCCCAGCCTACAATATCTTTACTTACAGGTGCTCAGGCTGGATCTGGTGTTGTTAATGTGGCTACTGGAATATCATCAGCTTCAGCATCAGGTGCCGCTGTATCAGCTAATAGTAATGACCATGTTTCTGCTGTAACCAGTATGGGAACAGCCACAGCTGCCGCTCAAACAATAACAGTTGGTTCAAATAAGGAGTTCACAGTAGCCAAACATGGAGACTTGAGTGTATCTGTAAACTAGTGTGTAATGGCTATTGATAAAGTTAAATTCCCAAACGGTAATACTGAGAATATTCAGGATTCACGCATACCAGGTGTGGATTCTACACCTACTGCTAACAGTGCTAACCTAGTAACAAGTGGTGGGGTAAAGAGCGCATTATCTGGTTATCTTCCATTGACGGGAGGGACAGTGACTGGTCTGCTTACAATCTCAACTTCCGGTTATAGGAAGCAGGCATTTATCAATCGAACAAATGCCGGAAGCGTTCTTCTCGGGTTCTCGTCTCAAGGAACGCATTGGGGAAGCCTTGGAGTGTCCGGGCAGGATGTGCCTGTATTTGAGGACACGAACGGTAACGTCAGAACATTGTGGCACGCCGGCAACGACGGCGCTGAAAGCGGTCTAGATGCGGATCTACTCGACGGGAAAAACTCGGACGAGTTTGCGGTAAGGGAGTATCATTTTTTATACGATGGTACGACCACTGGGTTTAATACGACTTTGCCTTTGTCTTACGCTCCCGGTATGCACAGCGTGACTGTAAATAAGGTTGGTTATGGCAGTATGTTGGCCGGTAAGGACAGCGGCGAATATTACTGGCAATTTCTGATGCGGCCGCGGAATAATAACTTGCTGCAATTCCGTACGAGCGCAGTAAATGAATGGAAGACCGTAGCCTTCACCGACTCCAACGTTGCCTCGGCTACTAAGCTTGAAACCTCAAGAAAACTATGGGGAAATGACTTCAATGGTACATCAGATGTAAATGGGTCTCTGGAAATATTCTCAACAGGTAGTAGTTATGATGAAGGTATAAGGATACACTCAGCATCTGATGGCTGGAGCGGAGTAGTATTCGCATCTTCTGACAATATAGGGTCTTCTGGGACAACAGCTAACACTTGGGGCATACACAATAACGAGGGAAGACTTATACTCTCTAAAGGCGGAATATCAGTTACTCCTTGTCTTACAAATATTGACGGTAATTGGGGTATAGACACCTACACTCCGGCCTATAAATTCGATATAAATGGCATTATTCGCGCCGAAAAGCTGATAGGGACAGCGACCGGCATTACGGAGACCTCTCTCGAAGACGAGGAGTTTGCCTATCAGGCTACACCTATTAATGACATAGCGGACGGGTACAGGATTGATAAAATCAAAGGGAGGACGCTGGTTTGGAACCAGCAAGTAAATAACGGTGATTTTTCCGAGCTCGGTTCTTGGGATGCGAGACTGGGGTCAATCACTGTGTCAGGCGGGATAGCGACAGTAACTCCGACATCCACGGGAACAGATCGTGGGCTTATGGGGCAGGCGCTCATTGGGTCAAGGATTATAGCTGGTCACAAGCTGTTTATAGGTGTTAGTGTCAAGTCCCCCATTAGCAGTCAGATACACCTCTCCTTGTCCGGGAACTCCGCTATCTATACTGATCCTGTGCCCGCTAATGTGTGGTCAAGAGCAAGGGTAATTTATAACGTACCGCAATCGGGGCTGAATTACCTTTATGCTCTTGTTGTGAGTAGCCTAACGACGTCACAAAGCATTGAATATAAGGATGCGATAGTCGTTGACCTCACCCTGATGTTCGGCTCCGGCAACGAGCCATCAACCGTGGAGGCGTTCGAGGCGATGTTCCCGCTGCCTTACTACGACTACAACCCTGGCGAGCTGGTCAACGTCACCGCCTCCGGCATCAAGACCGTCGGCTTCAACCAGTGGGATGAAGATGCAGAAAGCGGGGCTTTTAGTTCTTTGTCTGGGGTGCTTGTAGAAAATAACACAAGAATACGAAGCAAAAGCTATACACCGGTATTGCCAGGGTGCTTATATTCTCATAATTCGGCCTATGAGATTATGATCGCATTCTATGATGCAGAATACAATATGCTGCAATACATTCCGGGCATGGGCGCAAATGCTCCAGTTTCGAACAAATGCGCAGATGCATATAGTAGCACTCCACTTTTCAATACCCCAGATAACTGCGCGTATATAAAATTCTTTGCGGTTGATTGTCCTTCTTACAACCACGACATCTGCATCAACCTCTCCGACGCTTCGAGGAACGGGACATACGAGCCTCATTGGTCGAATGTCTTGCCTCTGGGTCTGGACTCCTTCAAGGTCAAGGACAGTCAGGGCAATATCACAACCATCACTGGCGGCCTCAAATCCGCTGGTAGTGTCTATGATGAGATTGTGGGGAATAAGTACATTAAGAGGATTGGTGAGGTGGATTTGGGGAGTCTGGCGTGGTATGTAACAAGTGGTGGTATATATGGTGGAAC